GGAAACGAAGTTGAATATAATCCAAGCTGGGCAAGTAGCAGTTGAGGAATTAATTAAGGTTGCTAAAGAACCTATTGTAGACTCGGACGACGATATCTCTGCTGACAGACTTAAAAATGCAGCAGCAACAAAAAAATTAGCAATATTTGATGCTTTTGAAATATTAAATAGAATACAAGAAGAACAAGATATGTTAGATGAAAAACCTAAAGAAATAAAGCAGAGCAACTTTAAAGGCTTCGCAGAAGGTAGATCTAAAAAATAATGTATCAACAAACTTTATATAAGATATTACCCGACCATATAAAACCTAAAGTTCTTAAACGAATGAATAGGTATAAAAAATGGGAGTACGGTTACAACGAAGATCATGATATGGTCATCATAAGTAAAACCGGTAAAATTGGAGAGGTTTATGAAATACAAAACCTAAAAATAGCCTTACCTGAAAAACAAGATGTTCAAACGTTTAAAGATAATAAATGGAGTAAAACAGAATATCCAAAAGTTCTAAGTAAGATAAAAACAACATTCGACTGGAAACAATATCCACAAGATTTTAAAGAAAAATGGCATGATTACATTGATAAAGAGTTTACCCGCAGGGAGGAAGGTTTTTGGTTTTATAACAAAAGCGTTGCTACTTACCTTACTGGTACTCATTACATGTACTTGCAGTGGAGCAAAATTGACGTTGGGGCACCACACTTTCGGGAATCAAATAGATTATTCTTCATTTTCTGGGAGGCTTCTAAGGCCGATGTACGATCCTACGGATTGTGCTACCTTAAGAATCGTCGATCAGGCTTTTCCTTTATGGCATCAGGCGAGGTGGTTAACTTGGCAACCATATCTAGCGACTCCAGATATGGTGTTTTATCTAAAACTGGACCGGATGCAAAGAAGATGTTCACAGATAAGGTGGTACCGATATCCGTTAATTACCCATTCTTTTTCAAGCCTACCCAGGACGGTATGGACAGGCCCAAGACCGAGCTTGCCTATCGTGTCCCCGCCACAAAATACACCCGTCGTAAACTTATCGCGTCCACCTCGGAAGAAATTGCCCAAGAAGAACTACAAGGTTTGGACACCACAATCGACTGGAAGAACACCGGCGATAACTCCTACGATGGTGAGAAACTCAAACTCCTCGTCCATGATGAATCGGGCAAGTGGGAAAGGCCGAACAACATCCTCAACAACTGGAGGGTTACGAAAACAACCTTAAGACTAGGTAGTAGAATTATAGGTAAATGTATGATGGGAAGTACGTCTAACGCCTTAGATAAAGGTGGTAGAAACTTTAAAAAATTGTATGATGACTCAGATGTTACTAAAAGAAACGCCAATGGACAGACTCGTTCAGGACTCTATTCTTTGTTCATACCTATGGAATGGAACTACGAAGGATACATTGATTCTTATGGCTTACCTGTCTTCAACACACCAAAGAACCCTGTTAATGGACCGCATGGGCAACAAATAAAATTAGGTGTAATAGAATATTGGAACAATGAAGTAGATGGATTAAAAGATGACCAAGATGGTTTAAATGAATTTTATAGACAATTTCCAAGAACTACAAAACACGCTTTTAGAGATGAGTCAAAAGAATCTTTATTTAACTTAACTAAAATTTATCAACAAATAGATTTTAATGAAGATTCTAAAAATGAATTAGCTATAACAACAGGTAGTTTTCAATGGGAAGATGCAAAAAAAGATACTAGAGTTATATTTATGCCAAACAAAAACGGTAGGTTTAAAATAACTTGGGTTCCGCCATTAGAAATGCAAAACGTAAGATATATAAAAAATGGAGTTAATTATCCAGGAAATGAATCAATAGGAGCTTTTGGTTGTGATCCTTATGATATATCAGGAACAGTTGACGGTAAAGGATCTAACGGATCATTACATGGTTTAACAAAATTTAGCATGATGGATGTTCCACCTAATCATTTCTTTTTAGAATATATAGCTAGACCACAAACTGCTGAAATATTTTTTGAAGATGTGTTGATGGCTTGTGTTTTTTACGGCATGCCAATATTAGTAGAAAATAATAAACCTAGATTACTTTATCATTTTAAAAGAAGAGGATATAGAGGTTACGCAATGAATAGGCCGGATAAAAAAAGAAATAAATTATCTGTTACTGAAAAAGAAATAGGTGGTATACCAAATTCAAGTGAAGATATAAAACAAGCTCACGCAGCTGCTATAGAAACATACATAGAACATTTTGTTGGACTAAGAGAAAATGGATATGGCGATATGTATTTTCAAAAAACCTTAGAAGACTGGGCTACATTTAATATAAATAATAGAACTAAACATGATGCTTCTATTAGCACAGGTTTAGCTTTAATGGCTTGCAACAAGCATAGATATTTACCTCAAGCTAAAAGAGAATTAAAATCTGTAGACTTAGGTTTTAAAAAATACGATAATAAAGGAATTACATCAAAAATTATTTAAATGAATATATACACTAACACTAATAGCGCTTTTCCTAGCCAAGTTGTAAGCACTGCTGAAAAAGCAAGTTGGGAGTACGGATCTCAAGTTGCACAAGCAATAGAACAAGAGTGGTTTGGTCGAGGCAGAACTAGTGGCAATAGATATTTAACTAATTGGAACAATTATCACCAGCTTCGTCAATACGCACGAGGAGAACAAAGCATACAAAAATACAAAGATGAATTGTCTATTAATGGCGATTTGTCTTATCTTAATTTAGACTGGAAGCCAGTTCCTATTTTATCAAAATTTGTTGACATTGTAGTTAATGGTATTTCTTCTAAAAGTTATGACATAAAAGCATATTCTCAAGATCCAGAATCTATAAGAAAAAGAACAGAATACGCTTCTAGACTTCAAGAAGATATGCTTGCTAAAGAATATCTTGATAACTTAAAAAACACGCTAGGAATTGATTTATATCAATCACCTAATAAAAAAGTAATTCCAGAAACAGCTGAGCAACTAGAACTTCACATGCAATTAAGTTACAAGCAATCAGTTGAAATAGCAGAAGAAGAAGCTATATCTTCTATATTAGCTCAAAACAAATACGACTTAGTAAGACGTAGGTTAAACATGGACTTAACTGTTTGTGGTATTGCTGCTGCTAAAACCAATTTTAACACAGCTAATGGAGTTACTGTAGATTACGTTGATCCTGCTTATATTGTACATTCTTATACAGAAGATCCAAATTTTGAGGATATATACTATGTAGGTGAGTTAAAAGCTATAACAATACCAGAGTTAAAAAAAGAGTTTCCAGATATTAGCGAAGATGAATTAAAAAGAATACAAGCTATGCCTGGTAACAAATCTTATGTTACTGGTTGGGGTGATTACGACGAAAATACAGTTCAAGTTTTATATTTTGATTACAAAACATATCATAATCAAGTATTTAAAATAAAACAAACAGATCAAGGTTTAATGAAAGCTATTGAAAAAGATGATAGTTTTAATCCACCTGAAAATGATAACTTTGAAAGAGTATCAAGATCTATAGAAGTTTTATATAGCGGAGCTAAGGTTTTAGGAACAAATACTATTTTAAAATGGGAGTTGGCAGAAAACATGTCTAGACCTTACGCAGACACTACAAAAGTAGAAATGAATTATGCTATATGTGCGCCTAGAATATACAAAGGTAAAATAGAATCTCTAGTAAGTAAATGTGTTGGCTTTGCCGACATAATACAATTAACTCATTTAAAATTACAACAAGTTTTATCTAGAATGGTGCCAGATGGTGTGTATTTAGACATGGATGGGCTTGCAGAAGTTGACTTAGGCAATGGTACTAATTATAATCCTGCCGAAGCGCTTAATATGTATTTTCAAACTGGTTCGATTGTAGGTAGATCAATGACACAAGATGGTGAGTTTAATCATGGCAAAGTACCTATACAAGAATTAAATAGTTCTAATGGTCAGGCAAAAATACAAAGCCTAATAACTACTTATCAGTATTATTTACAAATGATACGTGACGTGACAGGACTTAACGAGGCTAGAGATGGTAGCACGCCTGACAAACAAACACTTGTTGGATTACAAAAAATAGCAGCTAACGCTTCTAATGTAGCAACTAGACACATCAAGCAGTCTAGTTTGTATTTAACTTTAAAAATAGCAGAAAATATTGCTTTAAAAGTTTCAGATGCTTTAGAGTTTCCATTAACAAGACAAGCTTTAGAAAATTCTATATCAACTTATAATGTTGAAACTTTAAAAGAAATTAATAATTTAAATCTCCATGATTTTGGTATATTTTTAGAACTAGAACCAGACGAAGAAGAACAAGCAAAATTAGAAGAAAATATACAAGTAGCTTTACAATCAGGTGGTATAGATCTTGAAGACGCTATAGATTTAAGACAAATTAAAAATCTTAAACTAGCAAATCAAATGCTTAAAATAAAACGTAAGCAAAAAATGATACAAGATCAACAGTCTCAGCAGGCTAATATACAGGCTCAAGCTGCTGCTCAAGCAGACACTGCAGAAAAAACAGCTATGGCAGAAGTTCAAAAACAAGAAGCTATATCAGGTGCTAATGTTCAATATGAACAAGCTAAAAGTCAAATGGAAATTGAACGCATGCAAATTGCTGCTCAAATAGAGCAACAAAAACTACAACAGCAGTTTCAATATGATATGCAATTGAAGCAAATGGACGTAAAGAGCATGGAGGCTAAAGAAGATAAAATAGAAAACAGAAAAGATAAAAGAACAAAAATACAAGCAACTCAGCAAAGCGAGATGATTGCTCAAAGAAATAACGATACAGGACCTATTGATTTTGAAACAGAAAATAGCCTGCAACCGTTTCCAACAGTTATGTAAACTGTATTATTAATTATTTAATTATATTATATTATGTCAGAAGAAGTAAAAACAAATGAACTTGTTAAACAGGAAGGTGAGTTTAAATTAAAAAAGAAAAAAACACCTAAAAAACTAGTAGAAACAAAAGATAACATTGTAAAAGTAAATGTTAATCCTAAAGAACCTTTAGTAGAAATACCAGACAATATTACAAAGGTTGAAATAAAAAAAGAAGAAGATGCCATTCAAATCGGAGAAACAAAAGAAGTATCTGGAGATACACCATCCGGAGATAGCGTTAAGATGGAAGAACCTATACAAGAGTCCAACAAGACTACTGAAGGGTTTTCTCCAATCAAAGAAGTAGAAAAAATTGAAATAAAAAAAGAAGAAGATGCCATTCAAATCGGAGAAACAAAAGAAGTATCTGGAGATACACCATCCGG